AACATCTATTCTAGCATAATGTGGTGTAGCTCTACTATATTGTGAGGCCTCATCAATCTTATGCTGAAATGGAGTATCACATATTGTTCCATCAACATCAACGTATATTATTTTTTTCGGTTCCATCCTCAATTAACTTCATCTAGATATTTCAAATCATTTTTTGCTTCTTCAAGCTGTTCATATATCATTTTTAGAGCTTCTTTCTGTGCGACAGCATGATCTTCGATAACCTTTTCAAATGTTGCTATTCTATCCGTTACTTGTTGTCTAATCTTTGGATACATACTATTTGGCAGCTTCTCATATTTATTTTCCTGACTCATCTATCATCTCCTTTCGTTTAACTTCTCGTCTTCTTACAGACAAATTATATAAAGCTGCAGCTATTTCTTGTAAACTTTTATCATCCATATAATCTAGATAATTAATAATTCTCATTTTCCTTGTATCATTATCAATTTCAAGTTCCATCTGACCATACTCCTTTTGGGTTATTTTTGGTTTTATGTCTTTCCATTATTAGCTTCCTTGCTGAAGGATTGTCTTCATTCCACCTTTTGGCCCTAGCTATACACAATTTTTTATTTTTCTCATACCACTCTTTCTGATTTTTCTTTTTCTTCTTACTATTCTTTTGTTGTTCTAGAACTGCTTCTTTATTTCTATGATACCACTCTCTCTTTTGTCTCTTTCTTTGGGTATTTTGATTCATAATCTCAAAAAGTTGATGAAACTTATCTTTTGACTTAGATTCGTGGTTTCCCCTATGCAAGAAGTTCTCTCCAACCGTATTTACATATCCAATAAGAATCTACAATATCAGTTGTAGGATTTGTTAGTTTATTTGATTTTGGTCTAAGGGTTTTCTGAAGGTCTGATGGTGTATTAGGTTCTTCAGAAAATGCGTCATACATTAAATCTTTATTCGCATTACCCTTACCTGTGGCATATTTTTTAATAACTGAGGGGGGTATTGATGTAAAAGCTTGTTTTACTTTATACATTTTATGTTTGAGTAGTCCAGAATTTTCTGCAACAGAACGAACATAAGATTTACCAGAAGTAGCAAATGCATACCCCTCTATGAATACTTGACATCCACTAATTATACTCATAGTCCAATCTGAAAGTAGATCATGTCTTTGTTCCTCTGTTTCCCATTCTGGATATATCCCTGCGTGTAAATTTAAAATCTCATGTTGGGTGGCCCGTTTGAGTCGTTGTGCAGTTTCCAAATAATATACATCACACATATCAAAACTAAAGTGTCTATTATCATTTGTCTCTTTCCATACGCATATTGCCGGTGATGTTAGTGAATAATCAATCCCAGCCAGTTTCTTCATCATGTATAATACTCTCTGCAGGTTCTTCAATTAGATTACTGCAGAAAGGACAACATTCAATAGCCTGTTTAGGCTTTTCATCTTTCATTTTATATTTAATGACATATTCCTCATCGCAGTAATCGCACAATATCTCATAAAGTATATAGTCATCTTCATTTATCTTAACATCTATAGGCATCAATTCCCTTATTATAATTTAAATAGAATTTTTTAAAGTTAATGGTTTTTTACTTTGTTCTTCTTTCATGTTACGTTTTACTTCTAGTGAACATTCAAATGAAAGATCGTAGATGTATTTACTAATATGAGGTGGGAGCACCATATTTCCTCCAATCACTTTCACAAACTGTTCATATTCATAGTCTTTTTCAAATCCATCTACAGTACATTTGACCACTTCAAATACTTGTCTTGGTGCCAACATTCGTTGTACATCGGGATTCATAGCCATACTGAGGAAATATTTTGCATACCAATATTCCTTCTCTACATGGGGCCAAGGTTTGGGGGTTTCTTTTTTTGTTTCCGTTACTTCAGTTTTAATTTCCTTTTCTGGTTTTGTTTGTCCAAAATTTACTGTACACCCTACGAATAATATAGTAAATATAATTATGATGATTGAATTTTTCATCTAATCCTTGTTAAATTATTTCACAACCCCCGGCCACACACGCCAACTCTTGACTTGCTATGGTATAGTCTTGTGATTCGTATTTTGATAGCTCTGCCCAATCCACATTTTTAGGCATCGTCTTTAAGGCTTCTTTATACTCTTCCTCTGTACAATCTTGATATGGTGCCTGACGATATACATGCTCACTAAATGGAAGAAATGATATACCACTAATAGAATCAAAATGTTCATACACCCAAGCTGCTACTTCAACCCACTCATCCTCCTTTACGGAGATTGTAACAGATGGTTTATGTTCACACCAACTCGTTGCATAAACTTTCCATAGTTCTAATTGTTCCAATGCAGTCATGTCCATACGACATATTGCTCCTTTTGGAGTTTTCATTGGAAACGAAAAAACTGTCGTATGTTCTGGTTTTGTCACATCTACCTCATTTGGAAATCCCATATCTTGCATGAGTTTACACAGAGGATCTTTATTGTCCGCTCTTACGGTACGGATATAAAAAGGATTATGCCTGGCATGAATACCAGAAGCAGAATCAACAAGCTGAGAAACAGTACCACTAGGTTTGACACAAGTAATGGCTGCACTAGTGGGGATTCCAAGTTTTTCAGACCATTCTTTATTCGTTTCATAAGCGATATCTCTAAGTTCTTCTAACAGGGTATCTAGTCCCTTTTTAGATCCATTTGTAAGAGGACTATCCATTATTCCTGTAAGTGATACTCCCAATAATCGTTCCTCGTCACAATTCTTTTTCCACTCTCTTGAAAGATATTTGAACTCGGTAAGGGTAGATTGAAATGTTCCAAGGATAGCCGCAGTTCTAACCTTTTCTTTGAGAGATTCGCGAGTGTCCTCTCGTCTAACAACGCACTCTGACAAGTTGCAGAATTCTCGTGACCGTAAAATGATCTCGCTGCATGGATTTGTACCAAAGTCCTCTCTGGCAACTCTTCTAGTAATAAATCCTCCATCTCCATCTTCGTACCTCTCATTTAATTGTTCAACTGTGTTTTTGGCTGACATACCATTATAAATTCCTCTTTCTCCTGACTTGGAGTCATAGAGGGATAACCACTCTCGCATAAAAGTGCCAACGTCTGGTTTTTCTTTGTAGTTGACTGAGTTGTTCGCAAGGGCTCTTTGGACGTTGTGATTATACCAATCACCATGCTTGGCGAAACGCATCTCACGATCATTAAGATTAGATAGACTAATAAGAGCAGATCTACGGACACCACCTACAACCACAATTTCTGCAGTCTTACATACAATGTCATGACATTCTACTGGTTTTAATTTCCTACCTAAAGCGTTCTTAAAAGTATTTATTGTAAATTTAAACAAATCTACCAATGGTGCTGGGCCAGAAGCCCGTCCACCAAAGGTCTTGAGGGGTGCACCGGCTTCTCTTACCTTAGATACATCCCACTTTGGAATATGACCACCATATAACAGTGATATCAATTCTTTAAATGCCTTTGCCCATCCTAACTTTGAATCTGCAACAACAATAAGAGTATCAGTATCATATAGTTCATCTGGTACTACTGGTAGTTGATTGGTGTGTTCTTCTTCTACAGAAAATCCTACTCCTGTGCCATTCATCAATACATAAAGGATTTCATCAAACGATCTTGGACTATCTACCTTAATATAAGAACAGTTGTATCCTGCAACGTTTTCTTTCTTGAGTGCAGGGCCAGCGGTCATAAGACACCTCATTGAAGGCATCACATTTAATTCTTTGACTGCATTTTCCAGTTCGACTCGTTCTCCATTCTCTAGTTTGTAATCGTGTTTTTCTTCCAACCACTCTGTAAAAAAGTTAAAATATCTACCAACTGTTTCATCCCATGTTTCCCTTCTTTTCAAATCGTAATCCCATCTAGCGTATCTGGATAGGTGGATGTATTCTTGATAAATGGTTGGTAGTCTCATTCTGCATCTCCTTGCTTTAATTTTTCTAAAAATTCTTTTGATTCTCGTTTTCCTAATTTACTCTCTAAAACACCAGCACCCTTAACACTCATTCCTGCTAGTGCAGCCTTTGTATCTGCATATTCTAAAAGTTCTTTAATAACCCCCATTTCTTGTTTTGAAAATGTTGTTGCTCCTTGTATATAATCTTCAAATGCTTCACAACATAAAGGATAATTTGGTTTCACCAATTCATACATTGCATCTGCATAGTCTCTAATTTCTCTTTGTGCATGACTATCAGACCTCAATTTTACAAAATGAAAGAAATTATGTAAATCAATTTTCCATATACATTCAGTATAATTAGCAACGGGCAAGACCGCTCTAGCTACTTCCCTAGAGAGATCATGTTCTAATAGGACTTGATATGCCATACTAGCACCGTCATAAATCCTATTAAATTCAAACTGTAATAAACCTTGTTGCTCGAGGACTTCTCCCCTACCTTGGCTATTTGTCGTAGATTGTTTAGCGAGGTAATCACCCTCAGGCAGATAAAATTCATTACTCATCACTGAGTAACGGCCAGAATACTCGTTCAGGTTTGCCGTCCTGTGTCTTACGAGTTGTCTCATAATGAAAATTGGTAATTTCAAATGGAACTTGACTTCACACATCTCAAAGGGTGAGGTATGTTTGTGTCTCATTAGGTAACGGATAAGGTTCCGCGTTTGATTTACCTTTCTTGTTCCTTCTCCATAACTAATACGAGCAGAGTTCTCTACTTCTTCATCATCACCCATCACATCTAGAAGTTTTACAAATCCTAGTTGATGAATATCCTTCATACCTAAACTTTTTTCCAACTTTTCACCTCCCACTCACCCCGCTGACCAGAGTAAGTATTTGTATTTATAATTTCAACTAACCGAGCATCCTTTATACTGGTTAGAACCATGTCATTGATATCTTTAC